AACTCAGCCTGGAGTGTGGACTGAAAATATTACAGAAAAGAAATACTTTGGAGACATTGTAAGAGACAATAGAAAAATAGTTGATCAAGGTGAAATTAATAGTAGTGTGAACATTAGTAACAATATTAGTGTAGTTTCAAATAATTTTATGCTAGAGAACATGGCTTCTATGAGATACATCAGTTTTGCTAAAACAAAATGGAAAATAAACACAGTAGATATTAAACCACCTAGACTAATAATATCTTTAGGAGGTTTGTACAATGGGAAATAGATTGGCCTTACACAATTTGTTATTATCAATTGGAGGACCAAATGTATATTACCAAGTTCCTAGCACTTTATCAATGATATACCCAGCAATACAATATTCAATTAATTTAATAGAAAACAAACATGCTGATGATATAGTATATTGTCAAGACACATCTTATTCTGTCATAGTAATGAGTAAAGATGCTGATTGTGACATAGTAGATAAAATATCTATGTTACCTAAATGTACTTTTGATAGACGATATGTTGTTGACAATATTTATCATACAGTATTTAATATGTATTATTAAGGAGGAAAATTAAAATGCCAAAACTTACTTGGGACCAATCAGGAAGTAAACTTTATGAAACTGGTGTTAAAAAAGGTGCTCTATATGTGCAAGATGTCACTGGAGCTTATCCAGAAGGTGTAGCTTGGAATGGATTAACATCAGTAACTGAAAGTCCTTCCGGAGCAGAAGCCAAACCACTTTATGCAGATGATACCAAATATCTTACCATGATGTCAACAGAGGAATTCGGTGCTAAAATAGAAGCATATACTTATCCTGACGAATTTGGAAAATGTGATGGTTCAGATACTATAGCAATAGGTGTTAGTGTTGGACAGCAAACAAGAAACGCTTTCGGATTAGTTTATCAGACAGTACTTGGTAACGATACACAAGGTGCTGACCATGGTTATAAATTACACATAATTTATGGTGCAATAGCTGCTCCTTCAGAGAAAGATTACAAGACTGTTAACGATTCACCAGAAGCTATTAGTTTCTCATGGGATTTAAAAACGACTCCAGTAACAGTTACTGGAAAGAAACCAACAGCATCAATAAGTATAGACTCAACTAAAGCAGATCCTGCTAAATTAACTGCGTTAGAAACGATTCTATTTGGTAACGATGCTACTCCAGCTCGTTTACCTTTACCTGATGAAATAGCAACTCTTATGTCTACTGGTGCTTAACAATTTAAAAACCCTTGTCTTAATTGATGAGGGTTCTTTTAATAAGGAGATTCAAAATGGATAATAACACAGTTACACAAAAGCAAATCGATGACCTATTTAATGAGTCTGATATAATTGAACAAGTATTTTATCATAAATGTTTAGTTATGTCTATTAAATTAATAAACGGTTTTGTTATAGTTGAGAGTTCAGCATGTGTGGATCCTACAAACTTTGACATAGAAATAGGTAGAGAAATTTGTGGTAAAAGAATTAAAGATAAATTATGGGAATTAGAAGGATATAAATTACAATGCCAATTGGAGGGAAAATAATATGAAACTTACAGATACTGTAGAAATGATGAATAGTACCGATTATAAAGAAAGATTTAGAGGAGAATATTTCCAGTTAGAAAATAGAATAGTTGGATTATCCAATATGCTTGATAAATATCGAAAAAACACTTTATCTTTTACACCTACATGTAGTATTAAGATATTAGATGGACAGTTAAGAGGCATGTTGATATACAAAACACATTTGTTAGAAAGATCCAAAATCGAAAAAATTAGTTTAGAAGAAACACCAACTGTTGGAGAACCTAATAATGACTCAGAAACTTATGATGATAGACTTAAAGAGAAAAATCATAATTAGATATCGTTAACAGGAAAAACAGTCACAGTCACTATCAAAAAACCAGACACTACTATAATTGTATATGACGTTGCAGTCATTGATAATAGAGTTATTACTTATTAATTAAAAATAATTGGAGGGAATTATAAATGTTAAAGAAAAAAATTGATTATATAGATTTTGATGGAAATGAAAGAAGCGAGAATTTCTACTTTAACCTTACAAAGGCTGAAGTAACTGAAATGGAAATGGGAACCGATGGAGGACTTTCTCAAACTTTGCAAAAGATAGTAGATGAAAGAGATTCTAAGAGAATTATTGAATCTTTTAAAGAACTTATTCTTAAATCATATGGAGAGAAATCTCCAGATGGAAAAAGATTTATGAAAAATCAAGAAATAAAAGATTCATTTGCACAAACAGAAGCATATAGTGTAATGTTTATGGAACTTGCAACTAATGCTGAATCTGCTGCTGCTTTTGTAAATGGTATAGTACCAACTATGAAAACAAATCTTAAACCAATGAAAAAAGAACTGGAGCCAAAAGAAAATTAAAATTAAAAGGGGGTCTAGAATGTTAAAATTAATTATACCATCCATTGAATTGTTTGATGAACGTAAGGAAGTGTTTATTCAGACAAAAGAACAAGTACTAACTCTAGAACACTCCTTGGTCTCCCTTTCCAAATGGGAATCAAAATGGAATAAACCCTTCCTTACTAAAGATGAAAAAACATCAGAAGAGACTATAGACTATATAAGATGCATGACAATAACACAAAATGTAGATAGTAATGTGTATCAATATCTAACAGTTGAAAATTTAACACAAGTACGTAATTATATAGAAGAGCCAATGACTGCTACTAAAATTTCGAATGAAGATAAAACAATGAACCGAGAAATAATAACTTCAGAAATTATTTATTATTGGATGATAGCATTACATATACCATTTGAATGTCGTAAATGGCATCTAAATAGGTTACTAATGCTTATCAATGTTTGCAATTTAAAAAATATGCCACCTAAGAAAATGAGCAAAAATAGGATATTGAGTAGTAATGCTGCTTTAAATGCTGCTCGTAAAAAAGCATTACATAGTAAGGGGTGATGTTTTTGGCACGTATAAACCAAAAGGGAGATTTTAGTAAGACATTTAAATTCTTAAAAGCTTCAGTTACTTCAGATTATCTTCGTGTTCTGAACAAATATGGTGATGATGGTGTTAAAGCTCTTTCTTTGGCTACACCAACAGAAACTGGAGAAACTGCAAACTCTTGGAATTATCAAATAAAACAAAATGGTAATGGAGCATCTATTAGTTGGACAAACTCTAATGTTGTAAATGGTGTTTCAATAGCAATTATATTACAATATGGTCATGGAACTAAAAATGGTGGTTTTGTTCAAGGAAGAGACTATATCAATCCAGCATTAAAACCAGTATTTGATAAAATAGCAAACGACGTATGGAAGGAGGTAACCAAATCATGAGTAGTATTGATCAACGTATTGTACAAATGCAGTTTGACAACAAACAGTTTGAAGGAGGAGTTCAGGAAAGTCTTAAAACAATTAACAATCTTAAACAAGGTCTTAACCTAGACGGAGCAACTGCTAGTTTGACTAACTTAGAGAATGCTGGTCGATCTTTTTCACTAGCTGGAATATCCTCTGGCGTTGAGTCTCTTTCTAGTAAATTCTCAGCCATGGGTGTTATAGGAATTACAGCACTTGCTAACATTACTAATGCTGCTGTTAATGCAGGTAAGAACATAGTATCTGCTTTAACTATTGACCCAATCAGAACTGGTTTAGCTGAATATGAAACTAAGATGGGTTCTATTCAAACTATCTTAACTAACACCGCAAGTAAAGGAACCACACTCAAAGATGTTAATGCGGCTCTAGATGAATTGAATACATATTCAGATAAAACTATATATAACTTTGAAGAAATGACCAAAAACATTGGTACTTTTACTGCAGCTGGTGTAGATCTAAAAACATCAACTATGGCAATTAAAGGTATTGCAAATTTAGCAGCTGGTTCAGGATCTAGTGCAATGCAAGCATCTACTGCAATGTACCAACTTTCTCAGGCTATTGCTTCAGGATCAGTAAAATTACAAGATTGGAACTCAGTTGTTAATGCTGGTATGGGTGGTGAATTATTTCAGAAAGCCTTAGAAAAAACGGCAGTGTCACTTGGACATGGGAGAGACATGTCTGTATCATTCAGAGATTCATTACAATCAGGTTGGTTAACTACTGAAGTTCTAACTAAGACTCTTAACAACTTTGCCAATGATCCTTCATTGCTTAAAGCAGCAACTCAAGTTAAGACATTCTCCCAATTATGGGATACTATGAAAGAGTCAGTTCAATCAGGATGGGCTCAAACTTGGGAAACTATTATTGGTAATAAAGACGAATCTTCCAAAATGTTAACTTCTATAAATGATATATTTGGTGCTATGGTTATTAAATCAGCAAACGCTAGAAATGCATTATTGTCTTTTTGGAAAGCTAATGGCGGAAGAGATGCAATGATAAAAGCTGTTTCCAATGCTTTTACTGCTCTTTTATCTGTATTAAAACCTGTTGGTGATGCTTATAGATCAGTCTTCCCAGCAACCACTGGAAAACAACTTGTTGAAATAACCAAAAATGTAAGAGACTTTGCTGCTGGATTAAAAATAGGAGGAGAAACAGCTTACAATCTTAAGAGTTCATTTCAAGGTGTATTTGCTGTTTTAGACATAATCAAAATGGCAATTTCTGCAGCGGCTAAAGCTTTCATTGGACTTATAAATAGTATGTTACCAGCAGGATCAGGTATTCTATCTTTAACTGGATCATTCGGACGATTTTTAAAATGTCTTGATGATACATTAAAGAAAACCGATTTCTTTGGAAAAGCTTTTTCAGGTGTTGGTGGAGTACTTAATACTGTAGCTGGTGGAATAGCAAATGCTATATATTCTATAATTAAAAGTCTTTCTGGAATTGGAAGTATAGGTGTTGAAGGTATCAGTTCTTTTGTTAACAAAGTATCAAAAGGATTTACTCCATTCACAGCACTTGGGAGTTTTCTAAAAGGAGTGTTTTCAGTAATAGAAAGTGTATTATCAGCATTAGGACCTCTATTTACATCTGCTGCTAATATGATTGGACAAGCTATGGATAAAATAAGAAACAATGTATCTACAGCAGTTGGTGGTGGTCATAACTCGATATTAGATATGTTGAATGCTGGTTTATTTGCTGGTATTTTAATAACATTAAAAAAATTTATTAAAGCAGTACCTTCTCTAGCTGAAATGGCAGGAAGTACAATTGGTAAAATAACCAAAATATTGGATGGAGTTAAGGGCAGTTTAGAATCATATCAAAAGAGTCTAAAAGCTGGTACTTTAATGAAAATTGCTCTTGCTATTGGTATACTCGCAACATCATTATTACTTTTATCAACCATAGATTCAAAGAAACTTACTTCAGCATTAACAGCAATGTCAGTAATGTTTATTGAGTTATTTGCTTCCATGGCAGTGTTTGAGAAAGTATCTGGTGGTGGATTACTATCTATGACTAAAACATCAGTCGGCATGATCGCTTTATCTACTGCTATCCTTATTCTATCAGGAGCTATGGGTAAATTGGCTAAACTTGATTGGGCTGGAATAGCAAAAGGATTAGTTGGTATTGGTGGTATAATGGCTGAACTGGCTATATTCATGAAAGTATCAAACTTTACCAAAATGGGAGTATCTACAGGAGTTGGAATTATTGCTTTGGCTCTTGGTATAGATATATTAGCCAGTGCAGTAAAGAAGTTTAGTGAAATCAACGCAGGTGCTTTAACACAAGGATTAATTGCTGTTGGTGCTGTCTTAGCCGAAATTGTAGTATTTACAAAACTTGTTGGTAATCCAAAAGGATTAATTACGACAGCTATTGGTATGGGAATACTAGGAGCATCAATGCTTATATTCGCTGGTGCTATTGCCCTTATGGGAAGTATGTCGTTAGATACAATTGGAAAAGGATTACTGACAATGGCTGGAGCTTTATTAATTGTAGGAACAGCTATTAATTTTATGCCAAAAAGTTCTATCTTAGTTGGTGTTGGACTTTTAGTTATATCCGGAGCTTTGGTCATTTTAGCTGGAGCATTAAAAATTATGGGTGGAATGTCTTGGGATGAAATAGGAAAAGGTTTAGTTGCTTTAGCTGGATCTTTAACTATATTAGCAGTATCCATGTCATTTATGCAGGGTGCTTTACCAGGAGCCGCAGCCTTATTGGTTATTTCAGCAGCATTAGCAATATTTGCACCTGTGCTATTACTTCTTGGTTCGGCTTCATTATCTACAATTGGAACTGGTCTGTTAGCATTAGCTGGAGCATTTACTATTTTAGGAATTGCTGGATTGACTTTAACACCGTTAACCCCAGTTATATTATCTTTGGCTGGAGCCATTGCATTATTTGGAGTTGGTTGTTTAGCTGTTGGTTTAGGTATGAGTGCTTTTGCTCTTGGTATTACAATGTTAGCTGCAGCCGGAACAGCAGGTGCAGTTGCAATAACATTAATGATTACTACTATACTCAATATGGTTCCACTTATTATAACGACATTAGTAAATGGTCTTGTTCAGTTCGTAGTACAAATTGCAGCTCAGGTTCCTACTCTAGTTACTGCTTTCACAAGTATGATACTCGCCATTATCACTGGAATATCAACTATTATACCACAAGTTACCCAATTATTTTTAAACATGATGTTTAACATAATGAATGTTATAGCAGTTAATATTCCAGGAATAGTAAAAGCTGCAGTTAATATAATAGTGGCCTTTATAAATGCAGTATCATCAAATTTGCCAAGGATTATTCAAGCTGCTATACATTTAGCTATATCATTTATTAATGGTTTGGCTAATGGTCTTCGAAGTAATCAAGGATCATTAACTGGTGCTGTACGAAATTTAATGTCAGCTATGATAAGTACAGCTGTTAATATAGTTGCTGGAGCTAGTGGTGCGTTCTTCTCAGCTGGAGCCAACATTGTTAGAGGAATGATTAATGGTATCAAAAGTAAAATTCAAGAACTTGCTGGTACGGCAGCTAAAATGGCAAAAGATGCTTTACATTCTGCAGAACATGCTTTGGGTATCAAATCTCCTTCCATAGAATTTGCTAAAGTTGGTATGTATTCTTGTTTAGGTTTTTCGAGAGGTTTAGTTAGATATGCTAGTGTTGTTATGGACTCTGCTAGCAATTTGGGAACATCCGCAGTTGATTCGCTTAAGAGTGCTATATCTAAAATATCTGGAGTTGTTAATGATAACCTAGATTCAACACCTGTTATAAAACCAGTTATGGATTTAAGTAATGTAACAGAAGGCAGTAAAAGAATTAATGGTTTATTATCAGGTGCTAAACTTAATCTATCATCAATAACAAGTAATATTCCTAATGTTTTAGGTAAAGATTCTAGTGACAATGAAATAAATCAAAATGGAAGAAATCAACAAGGTACATCTGTATCATTTACACAAAACAATTACTCTCCTAAATCTTTGTCTAGACTTGACATTTATAGACAAACAAGAAATCAAGTCTCAGCTTTGAAAGGTTTGGTTAATGTATGATTAAATCAATAGTAATAACAAATCATTTAAATGAATC